ACCAAAAACAACACAAGTGCCTGAAACACCGTCTCCAACTCCAACACCAAACGTAAATTCAACAGTTAATGGTGAGGTGAATGAAGTGTCTTCAACTTTATGTAGTCCTCTGACTCAGTATGCTGGACTTGATTATATTTCATTAACTACAGATACATTGTCTTACGCTGACATTAAAGACCACGTAGAAAAATATAGACTTGGTAATTTAAACATTCAAAAAATGATAGGGCTTATACCATGGATTGAGAATGGATTTAATAATGGTAAGGTTACCGTCAATAATAATAATCCATGTAATGTAACTACAGATACAGTTATTAGAGGTGTCGTAATTAATGATTTAAATGGTCAAACTTGTGTTAATGTAAATGGGCGACAAAGACCGTTGGCGTCTTTTAATGATTGGAAAAAGAGTCTTGATTCAATAAAGGCTAAATTAACCACACCATCGGTTATAAATGATATGCGTCAGATTGGTAGTACAAGATACCAGGATAAAAATGAAGATTTGTTTGCCAAAATATATATTAAGTACATTTACGATAATATTTCTACAGACACTGAGTTTGAAAGAATTATCAGTAGTCCTGCTAATGATAGTGAAAAGAATATTAAACAAAGGTACGAACAGGTAGTACCTTTATTTGACTTAGGTGATAAATGGTATGCAAGTAACTAAAACACCAAGAATGGGATAATTTCTTTTTTTTGTATATTTATATATAAAAGTAATATTATGAACGTAAAATCATTATTAGACCAGTATTTGTCGAAAGACACTAGAATTACTGAAAGAGATGCCGGAAATGGTTACAAACAAGTTTGTGACTTAGACACAGGAGACTGTTACACTGTAAGTATGAGAGATGGACTTATTGAAAGAGTCGATAATACGAAACAAGTAAATAGAACCCTTAAAGTTGAGACACCTCATGGTGTTAAGACACTATTGAATGGTTAAAAAAATATATTATGGCAATCGATAATAAAATATTAGAAGAGTTAAAAAGACATAACAATATCAATTCTTATTTAACGGAGCAAGAAGAGCCTGTTGATGCACCTGAAGGTGGTGATGAATTAGATTTGGATACTGATACTGAAGAAATTGCGGAACCAGTAGATGTTGATACTGACCCCGATGTTGAGAAGTTAGACGACTCAGGTGAGAGTGTTGATGTAGAAATGGATGGAGATACTGAAGAGTTGGACATTACTGATTTGGTTACAAAACAAAACGAAATCTCAGACAAACAAGACGAGTACATGGATTCAATGTTTGACAAGTTAAATGACTTAGAGGGTAAGTTATCTCAGATGGACCAAATATTTACAAAGATTAACGATATCGAAGCTAAGGTTGAGAAGTACCGTGAAAAGTCACCTGAAGAAAAACTACAATTAAGAAGTTTAGATAGTTATCCTTACAATCAAAAGTTAACTGACTTCTTTGACGATAAGAGTGAGGAAATGGAAAAAACAGGTAAAAATGAGTATGTTTTGACTTCTGATGAGGTTGAGAATTTCTCTGACGCTGACATCAAAAAATCTTTTGATACTCCATTTAAAGACGAGGAATAACTTGACTTAACACACAAAATTTACTATAATAAAGACCACTCAATTAGGGTGGTCTTTTTCTTTTTAGTTAGTTGACTTTTAAGGTTTGAAGACTATACTTATTATTGAGTTTAAGAGAAACAATTAACAGAGTAAAAAGAAAAAATTATGGGAAATGCACTCGACGCTGTGTTAGCACAGTATGAAAAAAACACCCAAAGTACAGGTGGAGGGAATAAAATCTCTCAAGAAGACAGACTAAAAAGATACTTTACAACGTATCTTCCTAAAGGGACCAAATCAGGTCAAAAAGTAATCCGTATCCTTCCGACATCAGATGGTTCATCACCTTTCAAAGAGGTGTGGTACCACGAGGTACAGATTGACGGTAAATGGACTAAACTATTCGACCCCGGTAAGAATGACGGTGAGCGTTCACCACTTACTGAGGTTTATGAAGAACTAATGTCTACAGGTAAAGACACAGACAAAGAATTGGCTCGTCAATACCGTCCACGTAAATTCTACATTGTTAAGGTTATTGACCGTGAAAACGAAGACCACGGACCTAAATTTTGGAGATTTAAGGATAACTACAAGCAAGAAGGTATCTTGGATAAAATTATTCCAATTTGGAGACAAAAAGGTGACATCACTGATTCTAATGAAGGTCGTGACCTAATTGTTGATTTATCCAAAGCTAAAACACCATCAGGTATTGAGTACACGGTAGTTAAGACTATTATGTATGACGACCCAGCACCAATTCATGTTGATAAGAATCAAATGAAGGAATGGGTTGAGGATGAGTTGACGTGGAATGACGTTTACGCTCAGAAACCTGTTGAGTACTTAGAAGCTATCGCAAGAGGTGAAACACCTGTTTGGGATACAGAGTTGAAAAAATATGTTTACGGTGACGATACAGAAGTAACGTTGGGAGGTTCAGTAGCGTCCGACAGTAATACTAAAGTTGAAGACCCACAATCAGGAGCGAAAGTCGATGACGACTTACCGTTCTAAAAAAAACTAACACGATGGTAAGGGCGTTCTGTCCTTACCATCTTTTTAATTAAGTAATATGGCAATAAAGAAAAAAGATTTCAAATCGTTGAAGCAGAAATACTCTACTTCAGCAAAATATAAACCACAAAGGTTTTTAGATTTGGGTGAGGCGTTTTTGGATGCGGTAGGAGTACCAGGTCCGGCTATTGGTCACTTGAATATGTTCTTGGGTCATAGTGATACTGGTAAGACAACTGCGTTGGTTAAGACTGCGGTAGATGCACAAAAGAAAGGTATTCTACCTGTTTTTATTATCACTGAACAAAAATGGTCTTTCGACCACGCATTGACAATGGGGTTTGAATGTGAGGAAGTGGTGGACGAAGAAACGGGTGAGTTAGATTGGGACGGATTTTTCCTATTTAACAACAACTTTGATTATATTGAACAAATCACGGATTACATCAACGAATTGTTAGATGCTCAAGAGAAGGGTGAGTTGGAATACGACTTGTTATTCTTATGGGACTCTGTAGGTTCAGTACCATGTAAAATGACCTTTGACGGTAAGGGTGGTAAGCAACACAACGCGGCTACACTTGCGGATAAGATTGGTATGGGAATTAACCAAAGAATTGCGGGGTCAAGAAAGGCTACCTCAAATTATGAAAACACGTTAGTCATTGTTAACCAACCGTGGGTTGAATTACCTGACAATCCTTTTGGTCAACCAAAAATTAAAGCAAAGGGTGGTGAGGCAATTTGGTTGAACTCATCATTGGTATTCTTATTTGGTAACCAAAAAAATGCGGGTACTAATAAGATTGCGGCAGTAAAAGACAAAAGAAAAGTTAAGTTTGCTGTTAGAACGAAAGTATCAGTTATGAAAAACCATATCAATGGATTAGGTTATGAGGATGGTAAAATTATCGTTACACCACATGGTTTCTTAGCAGGAAAAGAATCCACTGAAGAAAAGAAGTCTATTGAGGTATATAAGTCTGAACAGGCGGAATACTGGAAAAAAGTAATCGGAACTGAAGGTGATTACAAATTGGAAGAAGTAAAAGAAGTATAACCTTTAGTTGAGGGATTTTGACAAAGACATTATTAGTTGACGGAAACAACTTATTCAAAATAGGATTTCACGGAGTGAGAGAGTTCTACCATGAGGGTAACCATATTGGAGGTATCTTTCATTTTGTGAGTACCCTCAAAAAATTCCTTATAGAGTATAACTACGACAAGGTAATCGTATTTTGGGATGGAAATAACAATTCATCCCTAAGAAGAGAGTTACTTGAACAATACAAAAAAAATAGAAAGAAAACTCTAAACGAGCAACAGAAGATTTCTTTTGATTGGCAGTTATCGAGAGTCAAATCATATTTAGAAGAGATGTTTATCCGTCAGGTGACCATTGATGGTTGTGAAGCTGATGATGGAATTGCATATTACTGTAAAATATCGATTGACGAATACAAAACAATATTTTCGGCAGATAAAGACCTTACACAACTTATTTCGGATAAAGTGGAGGTCTACTCACCTAACCATAGAAAAGTCTATAAGGATGGAGATAACATCCCTTTAAAAGACATTTCAATACCTCACTACAATGTGGTTACATTTAAGATATTAGCTGGTGATAAATCAGATAATATTGATGGTATTCATTTATTGGGTGAAAAGACATTTGCGAAGTTATTTCCTAATATATTGGACAAAGCAACTTCTGTTGACGATATTATACAACGAACCGAAGAATTACTATCTGAGGGGGACAAACGCAAGATTCTAAGAAGTATCAAAGAAGGAAACACCAAAAGGGGGGTTTTGGGAAAAGATTTCTTTGATATTAACAAAAAAATTGTAGATTTGTCAGACCCAATGATAAGTAGTGAAGGTAAAGAGGAGGTTGAGCTCTACCACAGTGAAGAGTTAGACCCTGAAGGAAGAGGATATCAGAATCTAATGAGAATGATGATGAGTGATGGAATCTTCAAGTACCTACCCAAACAAGATGACGATTGGGTAGATTTTTTAACACCGTTTATGAAACTAACAAGAAAAGAAAAAAAACGTTACAAAAACAAAAATTAGTTATGAAAGAAAAAAATGACGTAACAAAAATGGAATTCCTTTTGATGTTGAATGAAAACATCGTAGTACAACGTTACTTCAACGTAAGAGGGTACAATCCTAAAGCAAGAAAGAGTATTGATGTTATTGAATTTATTAATGAATTCAGTGACCGTTTGATGAAGCATTTGAAGGATAGAACTAACATGTATATGTTGGACCATTACAATCAAATTGCGTTGGACTCAAGTATTTTGGATACTTCAAATACTGATGGTCCTGAGATTTTCAACATTAAAATTCGTCTTGGTGAAGAGACAATTTGTCATAAAATAATTGACGCAAAATTGTTCCCACCTAAGATAAGATATACCGTAGACATACGCCCGCAACTAAAAAGTACACTTCGGGGATTAACTGAGATTTTCTCAAGTGAAGATTTGTCTTATGAATATATGGAATATCACTTAGTTTAACCATATTTATTATTTACCCGAAAGAAAATTAGATTGATATGTCAAAAGAAAAAAACTTCGGTTACCTCGGTAACTCATTCCAAATACAACTTCTAAATAACATTGTTATTGACAAAGACTTTGCCAATTCCATTGTTGATGTGTTGGACCCGAAGTACTTTGATAATCAATATTTTAAAATCATTATGCAAATGGTAAAGGAGTACTACGTCAAGTACGAACATATTCCAACATTTGCTACTTTGGAACAACTAACGAAGAGTGAAATTACCTCTCCGATGGCTCAAAAGATGGTCTTTGATATGTTAAAAGATGTTAAAGATGCTCCTATTGAGGGTGCGGACTTCGTTCAAGAAAAATCATTAAAATTCTGTAAACAACAAGAATTACAGAAGGTTATGATTAGTGCACAAAAAATCATTGATAAAGGTGATTTTGAGTCGTATGACCACTTGGAAGAAATGGTAAGGGAAGCTTTACAAGTTGGTGAGGTGGATACAGGTACTGCTGACGTATTCTCAAATTTGGATGCTGTATTGGACGATGATTACCGTCATCCAATCCCAATGGGGGTACCAGGTATTGATAACCTTATGAAGGGTGGATTGGCGAAAGGTGAGATTGGAGTTATCTTAGCACCTACAGGTGTTGGTAAAACTACATTCTTAACAAAGATTTCAAACCACGCATTCAATTTAGGTTACAATGTACTTCAGGTATTTTTTGAGGACAACCCAAAAATTATCCAACGTAAACACTTCACACTATGGACGGATATTGCACCTGACAATTTATCAAATCACAAAGATGATGTGATGAATAAGGTAAAAGAGATTAAGGAGAACACAACGAACTCTTTAACTCTAAAGAAGTTACCATCGGACACGATGACCATGAATCAGATTAAGAATCAGGTTAGGAAGATGATAGCTGAAGGCAATAAGATTGATATGGTGGTTATTGATTATATCGACTGTATTACTCCCGACAAAAACTTGGGTGATGAATGGAAGAGTGAGGGTTCTGTGATGAGAGCGTTCGAAGCAATGTGTCACGAGTTGGACATTGTTGGATGGACGGCAACACAGGGTAACCGTTCTTCAATTTCATCAGAAGTTGTTACTACCGACCAGATGGGTGGTTCTATTAAAAAGGCACAGGTTGGTCACGTTATTATCTCAGTTGCAAAATCACTACAACAAAAGGAGATGAACTTGGCAACCATCGCAATTACCAAATCTCGTATTGGTAAAGACGGTGTTGTATTTGAGAACTGTAAGTATGATAATGAGATGTTGGTTATTGATACTGAACAAAGTATGACCTTCTTAGGTTTAGAAGAACAAAGAGAAGAGAAGCAGAGGGACAGAATCAAGGAACTTATGGAAAAGCGTAAACAACGCGAGGGTCAAACAAATTAAAAATTAATAAATTATGGTTAACACAAGTACTATGAATGGTAAAGAAGAACGTTATGTAATTAAAAGAAGTGGTGAAAAAGTCCTCTTCGAAGCTGAAAAAATAAAATATGCAGTACTCAAAGCGATGCAAACTGTTAGTGAAATCGATGATGAGATGGCTGAAAAAATTGCGAGAATTACACGTAAAAGTCTATTTAGAGACGACAAAGATAAAGTCCCAAATGTTGATGAGATTCACGACATGGTGGAGAATAAATTAATGGACAATGGTCTTAATGATGTTGCGAAGGAATATATCGTATATCGAACTAAGAACCAACCAAATATTTTCTCTAAAAGAACTAATTTAAAACCTTATGAGTATCCTAACTTAAGTGAGTATGTGGACGCTATTAGACACTCATACTGGGTTCATACCGAATTTAACTTCACTTCAGATATTCAAGATTATAAAGTGAATTTAGATAAAGGTGAAAAAACCGCAGTTAGAAGAGCAATGTTGGCGATTTCACAGGTTGAGGTTGCAGTTAAATCATTTTGGGGTGACATCTACAAAAGGATGCCGAAACCTGAAATTGGTAATGTAGGTGCAACATTTGCGGAATCAGAAGTTAGACACGCTGATGCGTATTCTCACTTGATTCAGTTGTTGGGTCTTAATTCAGAATTCGAGAATCTAATGCAGGTTCCCGCAATTCGTAGAAGAGTTAAGTACTTAGAAAAAGCAATTGCAACATCTAAATCTGTAGAGGACCGTGAGTACTTTGAGTCGGTGGTATTATTCTCAATGTTCGTTGAGAATGTTTCACTATTCTCTCAGTTCTTAGTTATTATGTCGTTCAACAAACATAAGAATATGTTGAAAGGTATTAGTAATGCTGTCGAAGCGACCTCGAAAGAAGAAAATATCCACGCTGGATTTGGTTTTGATATTGTAAACATTATTAAATCTGAAAACCCAACATGGTGGACTGACGAATTAAAAGAAGACCTTATCGCGGCAACGATGGATGCGTTTGAGGCGGAAACGGAAATTGTTAATTGGATTTTTGAAGATGGTGATTTGGAGTTTTTAACTAAAAACCAAACAATGGAATTTATTAAGCATAGATTCAATGTATCATTAAACTCCATTGGTGTTGATAGTTTATTTGAAATCAACGAAGCATTGTTGGAAACAACTGAATGGTTTGATGACGAGATACTAACCAGTAAACACACCGATTTCTTCAATAAAAGAAGTATTAACTATAGTAAAAAATCTAAATCGATTACATCAAACGATTTATTCTAAGAAAAAAATATAAAAAATGAGCAAAAGAAAACCATTTGATTGGATTAACGAAGAATCAATAACATTCTTACAAAGAGGATATCTTAGTGAGGGTGAAGAACCACTACAAAGAGTCAGAACAATTGCTGACCATGCAGAGAAATTATTAGGTATTGAAGGGTTCTCAGATAAATTTTACGACTACATGGGTAGAGGATGGTACTCATTATCTTCACCTGTATGGGCGAATTTTGGTAAGAAAAGAGGTTTACCTGTTAGTTGTTTCGGTTCTAACATCGGTGATAACATCGAGTCAATTCTGTATACACAAGCGGAAGTTGGTGAGATGAGTAAAATGGGGGGTGGTACTTCAGGTTACTTTGGTAATATCAGACATCGTGGTGCTGAGATTACTGACAACGGGTTAGCTCCTGGTTCTGTACATTTTATGAACCTGTTTGAGAGCGTTGTGGACAATATCTCTCAGGGTTCAACTCGTAGAGGTCGTTTTTCACCTTACCTACCAGTAGAACATCCTGATATTATGGAGTTTTTAGAGATTGGTACTGAAGGATTCCCAATCCAAGACTTGACACACGGTGTTACTGTTACCGATGAGTTTATGAATGAGATGATTGCAGGTGACCAAGACAAAAGAGCGATTTGGGCTAAGGTAATCCAAAGACGTGGTGAGATTGGTTATCCATACATCATGTTCCATGATACCATGAACAACAAGACTGTTGATGTTTATAAAGACAAAGACGCGACGATTTACAACTCTAACTTATGTTCTGAGATTGCATTACATAACTCTGAAGAAGAGTCATTTGTTTGTGTATTATCATCAATGAATGTTCTTCACTATGATGAGTGGAAAGATACTGATGCTGTTGAAACATTAACAATGTTCTTAGATGCAATTGTAACTGAACTTTTAACTAAGATTGAAGATATTAGGGATAATGGTACGATTGAAGGTAAAAGAGCATTCTTCTACATGGAAAAAGCATACAACTTCGCTAAGAGACAAAGAGCTTTAGGTTTAGGGGTATTAGGGTGGCACTCATTACTTCAGTCAAAAGAACTACCGTTTGACACAAGAGAAACTGCAAGATTAAACGTTGAGGTATTCAAGTTAATTAAAGAAAAATCATACGCAGCATCTGAACAATTGGCTGAGATGTTTGGGGAACCTGAATACTTAAAAGGTTACGGTAGAAGAAATGTTACGTTGAATGCAATTGCACCGACAACATCTTCGGCGTTTATCTTAGGTCAGGTATCACAATCAATTGAACCAATTTGGTCTAACTGTTACATCAAGGATGTTGCTAAGATGAAGGTAACTATTAAAAATCCTGTATTGAAAGAGTTATTAGGTGAGATGGGTAAGGACACCAAAGAGGTTTGGTCTATCATTAAAAAGAATGATGGTTCAGTACAACAATTGGACTTCCTAAGTGACGAACAAAAAGATGTGTTTAGAACTTTCTCAGAGATTAACCAATCTTCAATTATTAACCAAGCTGCGGTTCGTCAAGATTATATTGACCAGTCACAGTCACTAAACTTAATGATTTCACCTGACATGCCGACAAGGGATGTTAACAAACTTCTTATCGAAGCTTGGCAGTTGGGAGTAAAGACATTATACTATCAACACTCAATGAACTCGGCTCAGGCTTTCGCAAGAAAGAAACTAAATCTGAACGACCTTCAATGTGTGGCATGTGAAGGATAATTGTTAAAAATGGCAATTAATAAAGATAAAGAGGACTTCGGTCCTCTTTTTTTTGCAATTTAATTAGTTAAGATATTTATAGACAATGGCAGACGGTAAAACATATGGAATTAACTTTCCTTTTCAGGATAGTAAAGAAGGGAAATATCTCTCGCTTTCTCAAACGGCAGATGAGGAGATTAGGACCGACTTACTACATTTGATACTAACTAGAAAAGGTAGTAGATATTATTTACCTGATTTTGGTACAAGAATATATGAATTTATTTTTGAACCGATGGATGGGACAAGTTTTGAGGCAATTAAGTCGGATATTGAAAATGCGGTTGAAACTTACATACCTAATTTAACAATAAATGAGATAACGATAACACCATACTTAGAAGATTTAGATATTCAGGGTGAATTAAATGTAGAAAAGTTAGGTGTTGGAGGTATATATAGAATACCTGGTCGAGGTGTCGAAGAGTATACTGCGAAATTAAGAATAGATTTTACTATTACCGATAGTACTTTCCAAACCAAAGATTTTATAATAATCAATATTTAATAGTAGATGGCAAGTAAGAAAATTTCATACACAGAAAGAGACTTTGAAGGGTTGAGACAGGATTTGGTAAATTATACCAAACAATATTATCCTGAATTAATCGATAACTTTAATGATGCCGCGGTATATTCTGTTCTTATGGACCTTAATGCTGCGATTGGTGATAACTTAAATTATCACATTGATAGAAGTATTCAAGAGACGGTTCTTCAATACGCACAGCAACGTTCATCAATCTTTAATATTGCCAGAACTTATGGTTTAAAAATACCGGGTAACAGACCTTCAGTTTCGATTGTTGATTTTTCTGTAACAGTACCAGCGTTTGGTGACCAGGAAGATTCAAGGTACTTAGGTATCTTAAGAGCCGGTTCACAAGTGATTGGTGCAGGTCAGGTATTTGAAAATGTTTATGATATTGATTTTGCTTCACAGTACAATAATGAAGGTTTCCCTAACAGAACAAAAATACCTAACTTTGATTCTAATAATGTATTAATTAATTACACTATTACTAAAAGGGAGGTTGTTGTTAATGGTTTAACTAAAGTATTCAAAAAGACAATCAACCCTAATGATGTTAAGCCGTTCTTTGAATTCTTTTTACCTGAACAGAATGTATTAGAGGTTGTTGATATTATTCAAAAAGATGGTACATCATTTCAGTCAACGCCAACTTACTCTGAATTTGTGAATACTCAAGACAGATGGTATGAGGTTGAATCATTAGCTGAGAGTACTGTTTTTGTTGAAGATACGACAAAACCATCCGACTTACCTGGTATTAAGGTTGGTAGTTATATTGATACGGAAGAAAGATTTATCACTGAATATACACCTCAAGGGTTTATGAAAGTACAGTTTGGTGGTGGAACTACGACACCTGACGACCAACTCGCTGAGTTTGCGAGAAATGGGGTGTCTATGAGAATTCAGGATTATCAAAATAATATTGGTTTAGGTAGGACCGTCAAAGCAAATACCACGTTATTTGTTAAATATAGAGTGGGTGGTGGTACATCATCTAATATTGGTGTTAACTCGATTAATCAGGTGGGTACCGTAAATTTCTTTGTAAATGGACCCTCGAATACTAATAACCAAACAGTAATCAATTCATTAACTGTTAATAATGTTACTGCTGCGATTGGTGGAGCTAATCAACCATCGATAGAGGAAGTGAGAAACATGGTAACATTTAATTATGCATCACAAAACAGGGCGGTTACTATCAATGATTATAATGCGTTAGTGAGAAAAATGCCAGGAAAATATGGGGCTCCTGCAAAGACCGCTATTACAGAAAAAGACAATAAGATTAATATTAACGTATTATCTTATGATGCTAACGGTAGTCTTACTCAGACAGTTTCGAACACATTAAAACAAAACATTGCAAATTATCTATCAAAATATAGAATGATTAATGATTATATATCAGTTAACGTTGGTCAGGTAATTGATTTGGAATATGACTTATCTGTTGTATTGGACTCAGGTCAAAATCAAGGTACGGTTATCACTAAAATCATTGATGAGGTGTCTAAATATATGGCACCAATAGATAGAACTATGGGTGGAAACGTATTTATATCTCAGATTAAGAAAACTATTCAAGATGTTGCAGGTGTAATTTCAATTACAGAACTTAAAGTTTATAATAAAGTTGGGGGTCAATATTCTTCATCAGAGACATCTCAGAGATATGTGGATTCAGATACAAAAGAGATACAATTAGTTGATGAAACAATATTTGCGGAACCTTCACAAATCTATCAAGTCAGATTCCCTGAGAAGGATATTAAGGTTAGAGTTAAGAACCTTAAAAACGTTGACTACAAATAATAATAATTTACAACATATACTTGTGGGTTTATATTAGTAAAATGGATAAATAAGTATTTATCTTAAAACCACATTATGTCTAAGTCATATAGAATACGTACAAAATTGGGAACTGACCAAAACATTCGAATGAATGTGGAGCAGGACTTTGATTTTCTTGAAATCTTATCATTGAAGTTAAGACAAGAAGATGTGTACTCAAGATTCTGTGCTGATTACGGTGTTGTTGTTGGTAGAGTCGTAGCCAATAGTGGGTTTGGTATTCCAAATGCACGGGTATCTATTTTTATTCCTGTGGAAGATATGGATTTAGAAGACCCCGTAATATCAACCTTATACCCTTACAAGTCACCAACACAAAAAAATGAAGATGGGTATAGGTATAATCTTTTACCTTATGAGAAACAATATGGTGGACACACACCGACGGGTACTTTCCCTTCAAGGTCAGATGTATTAACTCGTAATGAGGTATTGGAAATCTATGAAAAGTATTACAAATTTACTGTAAAAACAAACGATTCAGGTGACTTTATGATTACCGGTGTTCCGTTGGGTAATCAGAAGATTGTATTGGATATGGACCTATCAGATATGGGTTGTTTCTCTTTGAGACCTCAGGATTTGATTAGGATGAATATGGGTGTTGCCGAGCAGTTTGACGGTTCAAATTTTAAATCATCAACAAATATTGATGAATTACCACAAATTATTAGCCAAGTAAAAGACATTGATGTTGCATCATTTTGGGGTCAAGAGGACTTATGTAATATTGGAATCACGAGAAACGATTTTGATTTAAGGGAGTTGGGTATTGAGATTCAGCCGACAGCCGTGTTTATGGGTTCTATCTTCAGTGATGTTGACAGTAGACCAATCAAACCTAACTGTAAACCAAGAACGGAGCAGGGTGATTTATGTAACTTAGCCACGGGTCCTGGTGAAATACTCGCAGTTAGACAGACTATAGATATTGACGATAATGGGGACCCTATATTAGAACAATATAGTTTACCAAACTCAGGTAAGGTTATAGATGAGAATGGTGCTTTTGTTACCGATGTCCCAATGAACTTAGATTATGTGGTTACTAATGAGTTTGGTGAGACTGTGTTATCTAATGACCAATCTATTGGTGTACCTACAAAGGGTAAGTATAGATTTAAAATCAAGTATCAATCTGAGGAAAATGGACCACCATTTGAGGGAGACCAGTTATTTCCTATTATTGGTGATGTTATGAGAGCTAATTTTATTGTTCCACAAATCCGTGAGTACGGTTGGAACGGTACAATCAATAATTCAGGTGTTGACCCTTCAACTAAGGATACTGAGACTAAAGTCAATGTTAGCTTTTTAGACCCATCACAGATTACGGAAACTAAAACGTTGTTAATACAGTCTAATACTACTGTGACGATTCCATTCAATGACAACCTTGAGGCGATTGAATTAACTGTTAATGGTATAGTTAGAAACGAAAAGTGGATAGAATTCCCAAATGGGGGGACACTGACTATTCAGGTGACTAAGAAAACTATTGAAATAGGAAATCCACCTCAAACTGTGGGTCAGGATGTTACCGTTGAAGTGGAACAATATGATTACGACTACATTCAGTTTCAAAAGTCTTATGCCTTCTCATTGGATTGGGATGAATATGCCGATAAGGATTCTGCGGTCAAGTGTGAGGATTCATTTTACTTGATGAACTATAACAAAGTTTATACACCATCACAAATGATTGATGAGTATAGGTCAGGTTTTGGTCGTGCTAGATTCTTAGGGATTAAGGAGATATTGGATAGAGGTTGTGAGAACGATACTAATAAATTCCCTGTCAATGATGGGGTTAAAAACTTTAATTTCTTATTCTTAATTGTGAATCTGTTGTTAACTATTTTCACACCTGTTATATTATCATTAACGGTTATTGGTCATGTTATTTGTTTCTTATGGCCAATAATAAGGATAATAATAAATTTCCTTGTGACCGTTGTTGTTGTTGTGATAAATTCGATAATTGCGATAATAAATTTAATAAGGAAATTATTTGGTAGTAAAAAAGACCCGATTCAACCGTTAACATTTCCTTCTTTATCTAAGAAGTGTCCATTATCCGCAATTCCATTACCAAATCTTTCATATCCTGAATGTCAAGCTTGTGCTTGTGAAGAAAGGCCTGCAGGTCAAAACACTGAAGTAGGTGAAGTTGAGAGTAATACCACCTTATTGATTGATACTAACGAAAATGAATATTACAATAACTTGGTGGGTTATAATAATGATGATACCACTGAATGGTTAAAATTCACCAATGGTTTTCAAACGGTGATGGCTGGAAATGACCTTTACGGTGACGAACAACAATCCTTAACTCCTTGGTTGAACTCCGATAGTAATCCTGATGTCTCACAGAATACTTGGTCAAGAGATATTCCATTAAGTGAGAGATTTAATCTTTTCAACGTTAAGGCTAAATATCATCAATTTAATGGGTATAATAGAATTGACACTTACATCAATCCAACAAAAAATAATTCCAAAAAACATAGTGATAATGTTGTTATGTTAGTCCTCGACCCTGGTCAGTTAAATACGTTTAAATCAGGAACGATTGTTTCATTCAATGACCCTAATAAAACAAATGACCCGAATGTAAGTGGGGGTACAACAGGTACTACAATTTTTATTACGCAAAGTGCTTCAACGGTACAAATTAAATCTATGTCACCGACTAATTTGGGTTCAGCTATTAATAATTACGTAATCACAGGTACTACAGGGAGTTCAGTTAATTATGGTTTTGCATCTGATATCGAATATTTCCAAGTCATAACGGGGCAGACTCTTGCTGATTATGAGAATACTATTGGAGTTAATAGTAGTTCAAATGGATTGATATCATACGGAGCCCCGAACGACACCCTTGGTCAATTCTACCTATTCGGTTGGCAAAAAGTCACAAAAACCGGTGGTACAAATGCCCTTTTTGAACCTACAACGTATCCTAAAGGAAGTCTTAATGGGGACTATTTTGAATCTGAGGTTCCGAATATAAAATTGAATTCTGATTGGGGCAACCAATGTGTCGTCTTTTTGGTGAGAGGTGTCGACCCCAATACACCAAGACAGGATATTAAATATGACTTATCTAAATTGTATGGATTTAATATGGGTAATGGACCACAGGTAAGGGGTAATTTCAAAATGAATATCCCTATTCAGCCATATGCAAATGCCAACTCAGATTGGAGAATACCGAGACATGATAAAATAAATGATAATGGTTCTAATTGTTCTGAAACTGGTTTACCGATATATTTTGATTCATTCTCATTCTCCCCTAATTCTTCAATGTATCAGGATTATCAGAATAGGAATACTAAGTTCTATTCAAGTATGGATAAGAATAATAAAGATGATAATAAAAACCCTGAATATAAAAATGATGCAACCAGAACTCCGAATTTTACAAATCTTGCTGGGAACTGGGGTCGGATGCAAGAAAACGGAGATTTCTTATTTAATTATAGGCAAGATGAGGTTGTTGAAGGTGGTAGTTTGATTATGTCTAAAGATGGTACACCTAATGGAGATGGTGATTGGTCTTACGCGTCACCAGTATATTACAAAAACGCCCCTAATATGTCATTAACAATGTCAGACTCATCCAAGTTGGTTATGAGGACAGATAGGTTACCAACATCAGATAATACATATAAGAGATTTTCTCTTCATCAAAACAAGAGGTTTGCCATTTATACAATCGAAGATAGTGGAGAAGTATCGTCTTTTAATTTTGGTGGTGATGATGGATTTGGTGATGGTAGTGAAGACTTCAATGAAGATGCAGGTGCAATTGCTACACAAGTTAATGAAACTTTTTCATGTGAAGGTATGGTACCCTTGGAGTGTTATACCGGTAATGGGGAGACAATTGGTGTTGAGGCGCCTGATAATCGTTGTTATTATGTTGATAATAAGAAAGAGATTAAGAAAATGTATAATGGATGTTATTACCTTATTACTAAGAACTTTGCAATCCGTGAAGACTTCCAATCCATAACAGAATGGAGGGCAAGATTCAGAATGATGTTTGCTTTGTGTAATAACGTTGTGAGTTTGACATTTGTTAATAATTGGATTAATGGTTCATTATATATGTTTGCGTTCCAAAAGGATAATGTGTATGGTAATGATATTAATAAAACCACATTCACTAGTAATCCGAGATATGTGTACTGTAAAGACACTACCGTTTATCAAATAGTTACAAATTCATTCTATTACAGGGCTACACCGTACAATCCTAATCAACCACAAGGTGAAAGATTTATTGGTAGAGATAATGCTCCACAACCAAGAGCCTTTGGTGGGTCAAATGGTGCTAATAAGAAGTTTTTAGGGAATCCAACAACCATTATGGATTTAGGTCCAAGAGATTTATTTACTAAAGAGATATGTTATAACCCTGAATTTCAAGGATATATTGTTGATAAGATTAAAAGTTCATCGTATAACGATACTTCAGACATATTACAACTTTTCGCAATTAGTAGATTAACAGATGCTGGTTTTTGGGAACAGATATTAGGTTTGGGAGACGGTTCAGTTCAGAAATTATTCTCAAGGTCTAATCAAAGATTGGACGGAGATGTTGCTCAATTATTAAGTATTAACTCTGAATTTGGTGTGGTACCTTATTTAGGTTCTAATTATACGGATAATCAGATTAGATATATACAGGAAGGTAAGGACCCAGTATTGGGTATATTCTTTAGTGCTAATACAATCAATAGAGATTTGATTAGCCCTGGTAGATATACGTTCGAAGATACACTTACAAACTTCCTAACAGATAACTACGGTCATAATGACCAGCTAGTTCCTTACCATAAGTGGGAGATTATAGATAATAGTACAAGTATATTTGGTACTCAATATAATGACTGGCGTAGTAAAAAGTCACAAGATGGTATAGGGTCTGTAAACTTTCAAAGTGAAGATAGAATGACCTCACAAAACACATTCAATACTAATACTGATATGCCTTCAACACAAAGACCAGGTTACATTTACAACTCTAATATTGTGGGTAATAAAGTTGAAGTGACCGAATCAAAACCCGCGAATTTTAAAAATAAGATACACAGTGGTTCACCATACTTCTTCTACTTTGGATTAAGAACAGGTGCGTCCTCTATGAATAAGTTTATTGATAAATTTATCTTGAATCAAGAAAAATTATGAGTAAGGAACCAAGTCAAATAAGGATAGTCCCAAGCGAAAAACAGTACAAGGGTGCTCCAACATTGGATACAACTTTAGATGTTTCATTACAGGGTCAAAAGAGATTGATGGTTGAGGGTGACCGTACAGTACTCGTTAACTTGGCTGAGAGGTTCGATAAGGAAAGACAAGGGTCAGACCTTATGAGGGTTACTGGTAAAATTACAAATATTTTTGATAATGTTATTTCTGGTAAAACCAATTATAATCCATATCAAAATGACCTATATTATATAGGTGCGTTAAATTCAGTGACGAGTAATACTTGGAAAGGATATCCACAGTATGATGAATTTACTTTCTTAAGAACTAGAGGTATTGACGGTCATGTTGATTTTATCCCTAAGAGTTCAACAACATATAATTGGTCAGTATATCTATCGTATCCTTCTGATAATGTTACAGGTCAAAGTATGACTTATAAGAATGAGGAGTTAAGTGCAACTACAGTATTCAACGTTAGTGATGGTATTCCTTTTGCAATGAAAAAAAGAAAGGTTAATGGTAAAAACTTAATCACTTTTTACTGTGGTGGTAATCATAATCTTTCTATTGGTGAGTATGTTAAATTATCCTTCAATTATAATGGTGAATCGTTATTTCAAGTTTATGAATTAGGTGACGAAGATTATGATAGTAGTAATAAAGTATTTTCAATATACGATTTAGGGTATACGGGTACTACTTTTGGTGATGGAGTATCAGGGACATTTAAAAGGGTAATCAGTAAAAATAATTCAGGTGAAACAACATCAAACTATTATGTTAGAAAACATAAAATTCTAACAGATATTAAAGATTATAACTTAACAAGAATGGGTTTTGAGAATAGTCCATTCAGTGATGATAGTAAGTTAGAATATTCAGCCTTAACACCAAATAATGTACAGAGAACATCTAAAAGAAACGGTAGTCAGGTGGTTTCTTATACTTTTGAAAAACAAATAGATATTTCACAGTATAAAGATAATCAAGATAGACCATTAAGTGAGTTATTTGTAACAATTTTAAATAAAGGATATATGGGTTGGTTTAATAAACCATATGGTAGGTCCTCATCCTCATTAGAAGTTGGTTGGGAGTTTAACTGTTTATCATTAGAAGTTGACCCATGGTGGAGAAAAGATAACACGAATAACAAAGATAATATTCCAACTCAGAACTACCAAAAAAATAACCAAACATTCTACTATAATAAGGATTTAACCGATGGTGATGAAATATTAGGTGATTTTTGTGAATGGAATGATTATGAGATGGAGGAGTATATAGTGTCACCAATGTTACATAAGTATAGTTATAATTCTACACATTTTATGGATGATAGTACGGTAGTTTTACCGAGTGGGTATTTATATTATCCACACCATTCTATTACTGTTAGAGATTTTTCACCATATGTTGAGACAGGAAATGTTAACGATGTTGATGGTATCCCTGATTATGCTTTTTATTCGAACTTCGAACAAAGATGGAGATGGAGAGACCTCTATCCTTACGGTTTTATTGATGGTGAAGGTATTGGTGTTGACCATCCATTTTTAAACGGTGCACACTATCCATTTAAGGATATAACCTTTTTACAGGTATTGCCACAGAGAACACTGAACTACGGTATTGGTGTGATAACTCAACCATTAATAGACGATTGTGAATAATTATAGATTTTCAGATAGAGGTATAGAGAGAGAAGTTCAAATTCCTATTGAGCAGTTTTGGGATGTTAATGGTCGTGATGATGCAATTGATGTTTTTGAGGAAGAAGTTATCGAACAGGTAATAAATCCTACTGAAGACTTTGAAGTGACAAGGTTTGACCATAAAATATATTCAACAAGTGCGTCGAGTATAAACTATGAGTTTTACTTTATACCTGAGAATATTGATGTGACAGGTGCAACATCTACGGATTGGGTGATGAATTATGAGGGTGCGGGATTTAATGATAAAGAAGTATATTACTATGCTAATTCTTTTAAAAAGAGTTTTTTTAAGTTAGATTTCTACGATTCAAATAATAGTCAACAACAAAAATTATACTTTACTGTGGTTATTCCAACACAGCAAGGTGAGACGACTTCTGTTGATATTGGAACCAACTCAGTACCCAATGTTGTTGATATTAGAACACCTAATTATAAATTAGACTATGTGGGTGACAAAGAAGGGTTTTTCATTTATTGGTTAAGGGATAGAAACTTTATCAATTTAGATGAGTTCTACATGTCTGTAAAATTCTTCAATGGTAAGACAGGTGATTTTACTAGAATGATGATACAGCCACAATCTAACTTTAATAATTTATTCAACTTCAATAAGGCTGATAATTTTTATACCAAATTAGTTTTGGACTACGATAATTATGAGTATGAGATGCACAACTTAAATGGTGTGAGAATAGGTACTAAAACAACACCGATAAAATTCTATGAATATGTTAACCCATAATGAAAACACAAAAAACATATATTAAAGTTTCTCCTGAGGTATTAAAAAGTGATATTGTTCAAGAGACTTATAGTGGAAATACCTTTGGTGTTTACTCCGGATTAACAGAAATATTGAGTGGTGGAACAGGTGGTAGTTCGTTACTTACTGGCCTAACAATTCCTGTGATGTTTACTCAGTCTTTTAATGATTTGGGTTATTATACTCCATTTGATGGTTATATTTTACAAAAAGATGTTGTAAATAACTTTGTTTATTCTGGAAGTTCTAACAATAATTTTGAGGTTTTCGTATATAATACTGCGGATAGAGATTTTAAGAAATTCCTACAATTAGCTGATTATGTTATTGATTGGGGTGACGGGAGCTCTACTGAAAAGATAAATGACGTTGCTCCAAACTACACCACACACATTTATCCATTTGCGTCCGCATTTACAGTTACAATCACTCAAACTAACCCATGGGGTACTACTGAAGTTAAGAAAGTAGTCAATATTCCAATGAGCGGGGCTACAATACATAACCCTAACGGGGAGATAACATTCACACCTCAAGGTGGTAGTTGGTCAGGAACACCATTAAGTTATGACTTTATTTTCAGTGGTGATGCGGAAAATAATATATCATCTCAAGTATCTTCAAAATACACCACCACACCTTTTATTGTGAGTGGTTATACTTCAAGTTTACTAAATAGTTTAAGTAGTTATGGTTCAATTAGATACGCTACAAATGTACCAATATTTCAGAATGGTCAATTACTTGGAGTTATTAATGAATTAGATACTGATTATACTGCCTATACAATTAATAATGTTGACTACTATGATTATCCTGATGGTACCACATTATTTATTGCAAACTCTTCAGGTATTACCGATAATGATATTTCAGTTAGTGCAATTACAAAACAAGAAGTATTATTAGACATGGTTTCTTCACCAGAAATACAGAGTGAAGTATTTATAGACAGAGGCAAGAACTCAGCTTTTGAAGGTTTAGAGAGGTTGGGTGAGGTTGATAACATAGGAGACTTGACGAGATATGGTTACGGTTTCTATAAAATTAATGAAAATTAGAAAATGGCTTTAGGAACTTACGGAATTACAAGACCCGCAGATATGTCTCCAGAGGATGTAGAAATAATCATGCATTACACTCCGAGTAGGGATGTGACTGAAGATTTTGTATTAAAAAAATTAGACGCGGCTTCTATTTTGACGCCTTATTTCCACAATAATGACACTGGTGGGAATACAAATGAAATTTTGGGTGGGATGTATAATCTAAGATTACCCTCCAATGAATTTAACCAAACAGGGATTTATACTTTATATGTTCGTCCCGCAGAGATGAGAACAACGATTACAGATTGTGGTGTTTTATCTGCATTGCCGAATGTTAAAGGTATTATCATTGATTTGAATAATGTTGACCCTCAATACCGTAATAAGTTTGTTGCCCAAGGATTAGTTGGGTTTAGGGTGGAATACTTAAATGATAGTGGAACAAAGGTACCAAATTTTTATAGAATTGTTACCTCTTCATTCTATTGTGAGCCAGTTACAACTAACTTAACAAATAGTTCACAAAAGACTATCCGTTATCGTTATGTTGAGAACGGTAGTGATTTATTATTCTGTACGTTGTCACCATCAAGTGCTCCGTCAAATAAACCAAATGCCACACCATTCATCGGTCAACCAAATCAAAATATTATCATTACTAATACGTACTTTAATCCGGTTACATTAGATATTGAAATGGCTGAACACGACATCGATACTCTTGCGATTGCACTTTACGGTAATCAAACTAAGAGTCTTGAGGATGGTATTTACACACTTTATGACCCATCTAACAACATCTACAAACAATACAACTTGTTTGAGATTAGGGATGAGTTTAATAATCTATTGTTTGAGGTTCGTCAAGATAGAGGTGATAATATCGATTTCAGTAAGAATTTCAATAATGTAATTAATTAATGGCGAGTAGAAAAAAATATAGATACCCACCCGCACCCCCTTCAGGAGCAGAAACTTTCTCACCGGATTTGGTGGGATTTCAGCTTGTTGATGGTGGTGGTCTGACGCAGGGTAACTTTGAATTTACTACTTCTGTTGTTGAAAAGGTCAATCGTACTTTTGAGACGGGTGTATTCTCTAATCCATTTACGTTGGAGAATATGGATATGGAAAATCTTGAGGAATCAAGAAAGATTTGGGCTCGTAATTTTGGTGTATATCCTAATTATGATGTTTCCGTTGTCACTAATTTTTCATATTACGGTTCATTACAAAAAAGACTATCCTCATCTATTACTAAAATCATTAATTTTTTTCCTGCTGCTTTAGAGGTTGATAAAATCTTTACTGATTACACGACGGCAAATACGGTTAATAGTGTGTCTTACGATTCTGTTGATGATGAGACTACATTTACTATTGATGTTAAAAGAATTAAGAATCCTTTTGATATTGATTATAGTAAAAACGCCGACAGAAATATGTCCTTAAGGCCAATGGATACCTCACCATATAGGAACTTAACAAGAATGTTCTTAAGATATTCATTGTTTGTAAGTACTGGTGAAACCGAGTATAAGGTTCAGGATTTCACACCATCAATCTCATTATCGGCGGGAACTATCGAGTTTGTAGTTCAAGGTAAGCCATTTGGTTCCAACTCATCATCAACTGAGAATATTACTTTAAGACCTAATAAGTTCTACATTGAGGAGATTTTTGATGATTCATTTGATGAGGTTGAGAAGTTTTTATTGAATAGATTGGTAACTCCTAAGTATACTGCATTGTTTAGGGTACCAAGGGAAGATGACCAAGGTAGATATTATACCTCGGTTGAGAATATTACATGGCCAATCAAGGGATTATGGAACTTAGATATACAGACGGTTGCCTACGACAATTACCTAAACAAAATCAATGAGATTTCAGAGGTAATGGATAGGTATAAGACTAATCTTATCAGTAGATTCTTGGTGACGGGTTCATTTAAGGATTTCGATACTGGTGACCAAAAGATGGAAAAGGTTTTACAAATCTACGGTAGGAGCTTTGATGAGACTAAGAAGTTTGTTGATGGTTTGGCGTATATTAACTCCGTAAATTATAATCCAAAAGATGATATACCGTCGGTTTTACTAAAAAATTTAGCACAGACCTTAGGTTTTGATATTAATATCTCACCAATTACTGAGGATGACTTCTTAACGTCAATATTTGGTACTAAAAATCAATCTATATACCCTGGTCAAACAAGGGATAAGACTCCTCAAGAGTTAGACTATGAATATTACAGAAAACTAATCATTAATTCAGGTTATTTGTATAAATCAAAAGGTACAAGGGCTGGTTTAGAATTTTTAATGAGAATGATTGGTGCTCCGAAAGCCTTAGTAGAGTTTAATGAGACCATTTATATGGCTGATGGACCTATCAACCTTACAGAGTTCAATCAAGAGTTATCTGAGGTCACTGGTGGTACGAAATTAGATATTTTACCTATATATGTCCCTAATAGTACATATAAAATTAAAGGGGTAACATATACTGCCTTTACGCCACAATCAGTCACTACATTTACTCAAGAAGTTAGAGGTGATTACCCTATGGATGAGTATGGTTATCCGAGGGTTGTCCCTGAAAGTGACTCATATTACTATGAAATGGGTTCAGGTTGGTTTGAACAAACACCCCAACATAGGGCAAATGAAAGTATTGATGTTGAAAACTCAAACTTTACAGGTTCGAATCCAAATATACAAACTTCATTGGAACCATACACTTATGGTGAGAAGTATTTTAATAAGTTCCGTAATTTTCCTAATATGAATTTGGGTTATGAGCTTATTTCTATTAAAGATAATAAAAAATCATGGACTAACGAAAATATTGGTATTAGAAAGGGTACTGGTGAGTTTACATCTGATTATAACGTAATTGACGAGAGATTAGTATTAAATAGAAAAAATATTGAGTTATTTATGAATATGGGTCAAGGTCTCACTTATGACGTGTGGCAAATGAGTAGGAATCAGAACTATCCTATACCTTCTACAGGATTGACATCACCATATCCAACACCTGGCGGTATTGATTGGACAATTATTGACCCGAGACCAAAAGATAAGTCATTCTTTGAGTTTGCTCAATCTTTTTATAAGAACATGATTAATGTTCGTAACAGACAGACAAGTAATGGTGGGTATTTAACTTTGGCCTCATTATATTGGAAATATTTGACATCACAACAAGATGTAAACATACCTTCTAATAAATACACTTACCAAAAAATGATTGATTACGTTAATGGTATTGGTGATTATTGGATGAGATTAGTTGAACAAGTCATTCCTGCGTCTACGTTGTGGAATGGTGGTCAGAGAATGGAGAATGCTGTATTCCATAGACAAAATCATGTATACAGAGTTCAGAGAGGGTGTGAGATTATTATTGTAGAATGTGAACCAACTACTACGGATGGTCCTTTATGGAATTATGACTGTACTAATCAAAGTGTTAACTGTGGATTATACCCAACAAAAACCTTCAACCAGATATTATCAGAACAGATAAACACTATCGTATCTTCAAGTGGTTATACCACGTCTGAGTGTGATTTAAATAGTGTCGTGAGTGAATGGTATATAGATTTAAGATTAGACTCGGATATTCTTGTTCAAGAGAAATACTATACTGGTTATGGTAACGCTGACGCTCCATCAAATACTGATTGGGTTAACGCGGCAATTGCACACTTTCAGTATTTATATCAAGATGGTTTAAATTATTCTATTAATGGTAATACCATCACTTTTAGTAATACGGGATGTAGTCCTGATTTTACTGATAAGAAAATCACCTTGAACGTAGGTATAAACATATCAATTAACTGTGGATAATGGCTAGTTATTATTTTACTTTAACACAAAGGACCAGCGGGGCATCATTATACACAGGTGATACGTATTATATTCAATGGGATACAGGTCTCAGTGGTGCAACTGACGACGCTAATCTACAACTTTTTACTGGAGGTACATATACCTATTTCAACCTTTTCAAACATAGGACATGGTCCGTTAATTATGATGGTCAGACTCCGAATCAGACTGTGGACTATACCATGAAGGATAATGACTATAATGGAGGTGGTTCAACTGGATTTCCAGGTACCGGTATGGATATCCCAACTTTTCCATTGGTTAATGTTTATAAAAAAAATTATTTACTAAATCTTAACGATGATGTTTACTTTGCTGATATTGCATACGTTATTGATGGTAACGCAAGCCGAATAGATAGTAGTGGAAATCATTACTTAACAGGTTGGCAATTTAGCTCTGCGGGTGTTACGGATTTTTGGACTTGGCTCGGAGGTAGTTTAACAACATTAGATGTTGCAAATACTGACCGAAACCCTTGTGGTGATTTAGATATTCCGTTTAGTGCTACGGGTGCGATATCTTACTATAATACTAATGGTACTGGGTATGAATATATCTTAACTGAATCGGAATCCAAATGTAATGTAGATGTTACTACTGTTAAAATTGACGGTGATGCTTTATCTCAAAATCAGGGGTATCTTACTAACTATAACGCATGTTTTACGCCTGGTGACATTTGTTTCAGGCCATACTCTGGTGATACTGCAGATATCACCGTTAGTGCTTATGAGAATTGTAATGCATGTACAAGTGCCGCGGGTAATGATATAATATATTATAGTGCTGCATCATGTTGTGATAGTTCTGTGTATATATTCACAGGTGATACTACTATCTTAGGTGGTAGTATTAACGGTGCTCACAGCCAATTAACGGGTATCACAATTAACAATGAATGTGTTGGTCAATATCAACAGATAATTACGGGTTACACTACGAATGGTTCGATAACTGGATATTATACACCTACTGGTGAGAATTATTGTGATAGTTGTACTGGTGAAACACCGTGTAATAGTTATTACTATTTTGACCCTTGTGACTCGAGTAACTTAAATATTTACCGTATAAATCAAACAGATTATGATAATCAGTTTGGTGGTGGACCAAACCCTGGTAACACCTATAGATTTGATGATTTTACTGGTTTACCTGATGGTTGTTATGTTGCGGTTAGTGAGTCACCCTCAATAACTTTTAGTGCTGAATTAATTTCTACGGTTACTAATATACCTGGTGGGTGTAGTGATGCTCTTTGTAATGTTCCTGTAACGCCTACACCAACACCTACGGTTTCTGATACCCCATCAGTTACACCAACTAATACACCAACGGTTTCTGATACTCCATCAGTTACACCAACAAATACGCCAACAGTGTCTGTTTCGGACACCCCATCAGTTACGCCAACAAATACTCCGACAGTATCTGTTTCTGATACACCATCAGTTACT